CAAAACCGTCAAGGAATTTGCCGACGCCAATGGCCTCGATCTGCACACCACCTATCAAGTCCTCGCCGGCACCAAGAAAGGTAAGCGCGGCGAAGCCCACAAAGCCGCCGTCCTGCTCGGCATCAAGGAAGGCACGGTCGCACAGTAGTGCGCCCGGCCAATGGGGGAAACGAGAAGATGAAGCGCCCGATTCTTGATAGCCGCCGCCGCGCCGTGCTGGCCGTGGTGGCTGCCTTCCCAGGGGGCCGCGAGTGCGCCGCCACCTGCCTGGGGCTGGATCTCAAGCAGTTCGACAACAAGCTGTATGAGAACCCCGGCCACCGCCCGCTGACGGACGAACAGGTGCTGCAACTGGAGAAGGTCGCCGGCACCAGCTACCTGCCCGACTACATCAGCGGCCTCTACAACGGCGTGTACGTCGCCATGCCCGAGCTGGCCGAGCTGGACAACATCGACCTGCTCGAACGCGCCATGACCACCACCGTCAAGCGCGGCGCGGTTGACGCCATGATCCTCACCGCCCTGCAGGACGGCGAAATCAACGAAGCCGAGCTGGCCAGCATCATCTGCGCCCACCGCAGCCACATCGCCGCTCGCCACGCCGAGGTGAGCGCCATTCTTGCTCTGCACAGCACACGACAGGAGCCCAAGCCATGACAGCACCCACCGGCGGCGGCTACCGCGTCAAATGCCCGGCCTGCTCAAGCCCCATGCGCATCAAAGACAGCAAAGAGCAAACGCCCACGTTCAAGACGATGTACGCGCAGTGCACCAACATGGCCTGCAGCCACAGCATCATTGGGTCGCTCAGCTGGGACTTTGCCCTGGTGCCGTCCGGCATTGACAGCCCCCGCGTGGTGCTGCCCGTGGCGCCCTCTGCGCAGCGCAAGCAGGCCCAGCGCGACAGCAGCCCTGCTACCAACCAGCTCGACCTGCTCGACGCCCAGGAGGCCAGCGCATGAATGCCTTTGCCCAGTTGCCCCACGACTACCGCAGCCAGATGCAGGCCAAGGCGCTCAGCTACCTGCAGGCGCACCAAGCCGAGCACTTGGCCGACGACGCCCAGTTGATCGAGCGCACCACCAGCCACCTGGTGCACCAGTACGACGTGCCGCTGTTTCTCGCGCCCGTCCTGGTGGCCTTGGCCATGACCGAACTGCGGCCAGGCTCGGGCACATGGTTCGGCATCGACCTGGCCAGCGGGCCGGATAGCCCAGGCCGCCACCACTTCACCTAACCCAGTAACGCCCAGTCCCTGCCCGCCTCGCGTGGGTAAGGGGAAGTTGCACCCAGCATTCGAGGTATGCGCCATGCAAAACGCCGTCGAGATCCAGTTGCAAATGCCCAAGCCAGTGGCCGAGGCGTGGCTCGCCACCCTGCGCGAAGAGCTGCGCCAGGGCATGCAGCTGCATTGGTACGCCGACCGCTACCGCACCGTACCGGCTGGCCTGCGCACGGCTCGCATCCTCACCGATTACCCGGCCCTCGCCGGCCACAAACGCACCATCGGCGCGCTGCAAGCCGCGCTCACCGCCGCCCAGTAAGGACTGCACCATGCCAACGCCCAACCATCTCGACTTGCCTCTGTGCAGCCAACTGGCGGCTCAGTCTGGTCGCTACCTGTTCGCCAGTAAGCTCATAAACCTTATCGATGCCAATTCACAGGATGGCCGCCAAATGAGCGCCGCCCGCCTGGCCGGCATGCTTGCTGCGTATCTTGAAACGGACGTGATTAGCGCCGACCAGTACCGCGCAATGGCCAACGAACTCCACACCTTCGCCTTCGGAGCCATCGCATGAGCACCATGCACGCCTCCCTGCGCGAGGACGTACTCAAGCGCCTGCGCGACGAGTTCCCTGACCTCAAGCCCATCCGTGGCACCAAGTACATGCGCAAGGGCAAGTGCCCGGCCTGCGGCAACCCGGAGCTCTACACCTTCACCGACTCGCCCTGGCTGCTGATCTGTGGCCGTGGCAAGTGCGGCGCGCAGTACCACGTCAAGGACCGCTACGACGACCTGTTCAACGACTGGAGCGAGCGCGTACCGGCCACCGACCAGCAACCCAACGCCACCGCCCGCGCCTACCTGGAGTTCGCCCGCGGCTTCCGCCTGGAGCTGATCGAGGGCTGGTTTACCCAAGAGAATTTCTGGTCCCGCGAGCTCAGCGCTGGCAGCGCCACGGTGCGTTTCCCGCTCACCAAGGGTGGCTACTGGGAACGGCTGATCGACCGCCCCGAACGCTTCGGCAAACAAAAGGCGCGTTTCGCCCCCGGTGCCAGCTACAAGGGCGTGTGGTGGTGCCCGCCGTCGCTCGACCTCACCACGCTGGGCGAGCTGTACATCGTCGAGGGCATCTTCGACGCCATCGCCCTGCTGCACCACAACGTGCCGGCCGTCTCGGCCATGAGCTGCAACGCCTTCCCCGAGCAATCGCTGCGCGAGCTGAAACAGGCCTGCATCGACGCCGACCGCCGCCTACCCACCCTGGTGTGGGCGCTGGACAACGAGCCAGTGGCGCGCAGCTACACCCGCAAGTGGGTCGCCCAGGCCCGCGCCCTCGGCTTCACCTGCGAAGCCGCGCTGATCCCGCAAAAGGGCAAGAAGACCGATTGGAACGACCTGCACCAGCGCTGGGCCTTTATCGACGACGCCGAACAGCGCGCCGAGCGCGTAGCGGCAGACCTGGACGAAGCCCGCTACCAGGGCGCCCTGCTGATCGCGGAAAGCGCGTCAGAAAAAGGCCTGCTGATCTACCAACGCAACGAATGGAAGGAGTTTCACTTCGGCTTCGACAACCGCATGTACTGGTGGTCGCTCGATATGGGCGAGTACAACAAGGCACGGCAGGCAATCGAGAGCGACGACAACGGCGAACACCGCGAGCTGAACAACAAGCAAATCCGTGAGAAGGCCCTGCGCGCGTCCAACAGCGTGGTAGAAATCGCCAACTGCTACTTCGAGGCCCTGTACTTCCAGCGCAACGAGATTACCGACGAGTCCTGGTACTACCTGCGCGTGGACTTCCCCCACGGCGCGCCAAGCGTGAAGAACACCTTCACCGCCACCCACATCGCCGCCGCCAGCGAGTTCAAGAAGCGCCTGCTGGGCATGGCTGCCGGCGCCATGTTCACCGGCACCGGCCAGCAGCTTGAAAAGATCATGAAGTTGCAGACCTACGGCATCAAAACCGTCGAGACGATTGATTTTGTCGGCTACAGCCGCGACCACGGCTGCTACGTCTACGGCGATATCGCCGTGAAGGACGGCCAGGTCTACGAGGCCAACGCCGAGGACTATTTCGAGTTCGGCAAACTGCGCATCAAAACGCTGCAAAAGGGCGTCACCATCCGCCCCAGCCGCGACGCCAAGGCCTACAGCAGCGAGTGGTTCAAGCTGCTGTGGACGTGCTTCGGCGCCCAGGGCGCGGTGGCCCTGGTGTGGTTCTTCGGCTCGCTGTTCTGCGAGCAGATCCGCGCGCGCTGGCAGAGCTACCCATTCCTGGAAGCCACCGGCGAGGCCGGCGCCGGTAAAACCACCCTGCTCAACCTGCTGTGGAAGCTGCTCGGCCGCGCCGGCTATGAAGGCTTCGACCCGATGAAGTCCACCAAGGCCGGCCGCTCGCGCCTGATGGGCCAGGTCGCCGGCATGCCGGTGGTGTATCTGGAGGCCGACCGCCACAGCGACGACAAGCCCCACGCGAAGACCTTCGAATGGGACGAGCTCAAGGACTTCTTCGGCGGCGGCACCCTGGCCACCAAGGGCGTCAAAACGGCGGGCAACGAGACGTATGAGCCACCGTTCCGCGGCACCATCGCCATCAGCCAGAACGCTGCGGTAGTGGCGCATGAAGCGATCATGACGCGCATCTGCAAGCTGCACTTCGTGCGCCCCCAGGTCACGCCCGAGAGCCGCGCAGCAGCGGACAAACTCAACGCCCTGGACGGCGACGTGCTCAGCCACTTCCTGCTGCTGGCAGTCAAGGCCGAAGCCGGCGTGCTGGATGCCTTCGCCGAGCGCTTCCCCGGCTACGAAGCGCGCCTGCGCCGCCTGCACGCCCACTGCTGGAGTTGCGAAACCGCATTCAAGGACGCCAACGAGCGCCACGCCTGCCCCAGCTGCGGCAACACGCTGCGCGGCTACATCCGCGTGGAGCGCATCAGCAAGAACCACGCCATGCTGCTGGCCCTGCTCGACTGCCTGCGCCAGGTGGTGCCCGGCATCAGCGACGCCCAGGTCAGCGCCACCCAACGGCAGATCATCACCATGGCCCTGGAGCGCCAGGCCTCGATCAGCGCCGACCACCAGCATGTGGCCGAGTTTTGGGAGGTGTTCGACTTCCTGGAAGGCCTGGACGGCGAAGGCCCAGTGGTCAACCACAGCAACAACCCGGAGAAGGGCGAAATCGCCATCAACCTCAACGACTTCTACGAACGCGCTCAGGAGCACAAGCAAAAGCTGCCGGACATCAACGTGCTGCGCGACCTGCTCAAGGAAAGCCGCTCCCGCAAGTTCGTCGAGGCCAACGTCGCCGTCTGCAGCGCCGTGCGCAAGCACCAGGCCAGGCGCGCCAACCTCACCGTCTTCAAGTCCCCCACCGTTAAGTGCTGGATCTTCCAGCAGCAACCCACCGCCGGCTCGGCAAAGCCGGCATAACCCCGAAGGAGAACCACCATGCAAACCAGTAACGACACCCCCACCAGCACGGCCCTGACGCTGCTTTTCAGCGCCCTGGCCCTGGTCGCCCTGTTCGGCGTCGCCGGCTTCGTCCCCGACGCCCTGCAGGCTGCAATCCGCTAACCCAACCGCCCAGGCGCGGCAACGCCTGGGCAACTCACCCCGAAGGAGAACCACCATGCAAACCAACACCAACCAAACCCCGAAATGGCTTGACCTGTTCATCACCGCGTTCGGCACCCAAGGGCTGATCGCCCTGGCCTGGTGGGCCGGCGCCTTCCACGCCCAGCGCATCCGCGAACTGCAGGCCACCTACCCCATTCTCCAGATCACCGGCGGCGCTGGCGTGGGCAAGTCCACCCTGGTGGCGAACCTGTGGAAGCTGGCGGGCTCCAGTGAAGACGAGAACATCAGCCGCGCCACCCACAGCATCGGCGCGCTGCTGGCCATGCTGTCCACGGCAACCAATCGCCCGGTGGTGATTGAGGAAACCGACAGCGAAGAAGACCAATTCCACTGGAACACCCTGCGCGGCTGCTACGAAGGCGGCGACATTGGCGTCCGCACGTCCACCACCCCGGTTGGTCAACGCGCCGAAACTGTCCATTTCCATGGCGCGCTGGCCTTCGTCGGCGGTGAAAACGAGCTGATCAACCGCCGCATTGTCAACATCCACCTGCAACGCCAGCCCCGCACCGATGCCCACCGTGCCGCCGTACAGGCGCTGTACGAACTGCAAATCGGCGACTTCTGCGACTTCATCAACGGCGTGCGTGAGAGCCGCGAGCAGGTCATTTACCGCCTGAGCCATGTACCGGCCTACACCGAAAGCCTGCGCACCGAAACCGCCCCCGGCCTGTGCCCTGGCGTAGCCCGCAACCACGCTCAGCTGCTCGCCCTGCTCGACGTGCTGCACGACCTGTTCCACATCCCCACCCAGGTACTGCACCACGCCCACACCGAAGTGTGCGGCATGTGTCAGGTATGCGACGCAGCTATGCCGCCGAAGGACTTGCCGGCTGCTGGATCGGCTGTGGAAGAGGTGGAGGTGGTGGCCGTCGTTCGGCCAATCGGACTCGGTCGAGTTGCCGAGCCTGTCAATGCTGACTCGCTCTATCTGCACTGCTCAGCAGACGACCAGCTCATGACCGTCGCCCAGCACGAGCGCATCGTCGCATCACTACAGGCAGAGATCGCCAAGCGCGATGCTGCCATTGAGGAATGGTCAGGAACAGCAGTTCAGAACGGCATGGAGGTAGACCGCCTCACTGCCGCCCTTTCCGCGCAGCAGTCCGCGCATGTGAGCGTGCCAAGGGAGTTGCTCGATGCAGTGAAAGAGCTGTTTGATGCCAAGCAGGCGAAAGAGGACTTTGAGCGTGAGAACCCCGGCAACTCAACCAAGCGCTGGGACGCCTGTCTTTACCGTATCGATGCAGCAGAGGATGCACTCCGCGCCCTTCTCAATGGGGGTGAGGCATGAGCCTGTCATTCGAACAAGGCTGGGCAGCTCGTCCGTTTAAAGAGCAATTCCCGTTTCTTACAGACAGGGCGGCTAAACGTCTTGACCGTCTAAACAAGGCAATTACGGACATGGCAATGGCTGGCCTGATCACCAATTCGCAGCGTGATTCAATTCGCCGCAAGCGCTTTCCGAAGCTGGTTGGTGAAGTAGTGCGCGCATATCAAGACCGCCCCGCCGCTGCCGACGATGAAGGAGAGGTGTGATGCCGACAATCCACATCACCAGCGGCACGCGCCGCAAAAAGCCCAAGGCTGGCGACGAGAAGATCATCAATGGCGTGACCATGATTCGACAGCAGCGCCGAGCGCCGCCAGGTATGCCGCATGCAGGCGCCTACATCGTGAGCAGCGGCAAGCCGTGTTGGGAATGGGTCGAGAAAGGCAGCGCGGATGATCGTTCGCGCCCGTACCGCGCAGGAGTTCAAGATGAGTGAGCAAGTGAGGCTAAACCATAGCGCTGATGACGTGGATCAGATGCGTAAAGACTGGGCAGAGAGCTTCCACTTCGACGCGCCTGCTGATTTGCCAGGGTTACTCGACGACTACGACGCCCTGCACGCAGAGGCCGAGGCGCTGCGTGTCGCACTACTCGGTATCGCATCCGTAAACCCAGCGGAGCGCGGCATCGAGTGGGCAAAGTCATATGCAAGTGACGGCCTCAAGGGCGCGGATAGCGAGCTGTACGCGCGCTGGCTTGAGACGTTCAAAGAGGCCGAGGCGCTGCGGGCTGAGATCGAAGAGATGGACGCCCTGCTAAATCGTCAGGCCGACCTGCTCAGGCAGACAGCTATTGCGCTTCGAGGGCCGGAGCCCGATCTAACGCGGTACTCCCACTCCGATATTCCAACACGCGCAACAACAGCAGTTGCTGAGCTGGACGCGCTGCGGGCTGAGAATGCTGCGTTGCGTGAATCCAGCCTGGACGTGCGGGCGCTGGCTGCCTCTCTTTACCAGGCATGCGGAGCATACGACATGCCGGAGCGCATTCTCGACGCGCTTAGCGCGGCTGCCAATGGCGAACCGTTCACGCACATGATTGATGGCCTTCTGCCTTGCGTGCCGCCATCAGATCAAGAAGTGCGGTCGCTGGTGGAGGCGCTAGAAGAGTGCGCCGCGTCGCTCGCGTGGAACTGCTTCGGAGAGTGTCGAGCTATACACGCTGGGCCAATCATGCCAGCAGCTATGGCATTAGATGCGGCCCGCGCCGCCCTCTCCACCCACCGCCAGGCGCAACCCCAATGACCGCGTCGTCTTCACCCATCCAGGAGAGCAACAGGAGGCCGGCCATGCGTGAACGTCAGATCTTGTTCAGTGGTGCCATGGTGCGCGCCCTCCTCAGCGGCCAAAAGACCGTCACGCGGCGAGCGGTGAAGCCTGCTCTCCCGGCGTCAGTGGGCGAGGTTCTGCCATTTGCAGGCGATCATTCAGCCTGTATGCCAGTCCGGCCGGGCACACCTGATCAGCCGTGGGAGGAGCAGATTCGCGTCTGTCCTTATGGCAGGCCAGGCGACCGGCTGTGGGTGCGTGAGACGTTTGCTGTTTACGGCGACGAGAAGATGGCCGTAATCCACTATCGCGCAGACCGGCCGCACCACGTTGGCCAGAAAGGCATGGGCTACAAGCCATCGATCCACATGCCGCGCTGGGCCTCCCGCATCCTGCTCGAGATCACCGCCATCCGCGTC